ACTGATACTACTAGAGGTGATTTTGAAGCTACACCAAGTGGAACAAGTGCAGAGTCAGATGCAGGAATACCTGAAATTGACATCGCACTAAGAAGTGTTGCAATCGTTGCAAAGACAAGAAAACTAAAAGCTGTATGGACTCCTGAGTTAGCTCAAGACCTTAACGCTTATCATTCAGTTGACGCTGAAGCAGAACTAACATCACTATTAAGTGAATATATTTCAATGGAAATTGATTTAGAAATACTTGATATGTTGATGAGTGGTGCTACAGCTAAGACAGAAAGATGGTCAGCTTTTGTTGGACGCGAGTATGAAAGCTCAAGTTCTTCTTTCAAAAACACTGCAACTAACGCAAGTGCTTACACAAAGGGAGAATGGTTCCAGACATTAGGTAACAAGATACAAGCCGTATCTAATGCAATTCACCAAAAAACTCTAAGAGGAGGAGCTAACTTTATAGTAATCTCACCTGAAACTGCAACTATCCTTGAAAGTATTCCTGGATATGCTACAACTTCAGATGGTGCTGTAGATAGTTCTTACGCAATGGGTGTTCAAAAAGTTGGTATGTTGAATAACAGATTCAATGTATACAAGAACCCTTATATGCAAGAAAATCAAATCCTTGTTGGATTTAGAGGTTCAAACTTCTTAGAAACAGGTGCTGTGTATTCACCATATGTGCCGTTAATTATGACACCACTTGTTTACGACCCAACTAACTTCACACCAAGAAAAGGCGTGATGACCAGATACGCTAAGAAAATGGTCAGAAGCGAATTCTATGGTAAAGTTGTTGTTGCAGATGTAGACAAAGTGTAATAACTTAACATAACAGAAGTCAAGTAGTTAATATTAATTAACAACTAAGAAAAACCCCCAGTTCGCTGGGGGTTTTTTGTATCCGATAATAGTGGTTTTTATAAGTTTCTTATATTTATTTATAGAATATTTAACGGAGAAATTATATGGCTCAAGAACCAATATGGCCTGGTTCAGGTTCAGCAGTTAGTGGCAATACACCTTTTGGAACATTTGATGATGATTCAACTTATCAAACAGAAGCTCCAAAGTTTGCTGACTGGTGTGCAAAAAGATTAGGTTATCCACTAATGAATGTGGAATTACAAGACAAACAATTTTACGCTTGTTTAGAGGAAAGTGTGACTGAATATTCAGCACAAATAAATCAATTCAATATTAAAGACAACTTACTTACTTTACAAGGACAATCAACATCATCAAATTTAACTCATAAACGAGTAACCCCGAATTTAGGTAGAAATGTATTCTTATCAGAAGCATATGGAACTGAAGCGGGAGTTGGTGGTTTAGTTGATATTAAATCTGGTTCTATTGATATTGTAAGTGGTTCATCAGATTATGATGTTAACGCTTTATTTTCAGAAGTAAGTGAAAGTGGTAATGCTATAGAATTAAAAAGAGTATTCTATGAAGAAAAACCAGCAGTTCAAAGATATTTTGACCCTTATGCTGGAACTGGTGCTGGAACAATGAATTTATTAGACCAATTTGGATTTGGTAATTATTCACCAGCAGTATCTTTCTTAATGATGCCAGTTTACGCTGATATGTTGAGAATGCAAGCTATAGAGTTAAATGACTCAATTAGAAAATCAGCATATACATTTCAATTAAGAAATAATAAATTAAGAATTTTCCCTAAACCAACTAATGATTATAAATTACACTTTAATTATGTAGTTCGTTCTGATAGGGATAATGTAATGGTTACAGAATATTCAGGAAGTTCAGATGTAATTTCCGACTTTTCTAATGTTCCTTACGATAATATGACTTATGGACATATTAATGATGTGGGAAGACAATGGATAAGAAAATATGGTTTAGCTCTAACAAAAGAACTACTTGGAATAATTAGAAGTAAATATGGAGCTATCCCGATTCCTGGTGCTGAAACAAGTTTAGATGGAGACACTTTACGAAGTGAAGCGGCTACGGAAAAAGAAGTTCTTGTTACACAACTTAGAGAAATGCTTGAACAAACTTCTCGTAGAGCACTACTTGAAGCGGACAAAGATGAATCAGAGTTCCTACAAGAAAAACTTAAAAAAGTTCCATATCCAATCTATATAGGTTAGGGGTGTGAGAGATGGCAAACCCACGATTTTTCGGAAAAAAAGATTTAGACACATTTGATAGAGTTAATAAAGAACTTATCGGTGATTTAAATAACGCAAATAGTGGAATAATTGACCAAACTGTGATAGTGTATAAAATATCAGCATCTAACACAGAAACAAATATGTATGGTGAATCATCAAGTGGAAAGGTTTATAAACCTGGTATAGAATTAGCTTGTTTGGTTGCATCAGATGATATGACATATAATACAGATGAATTTGGTCCTGATTTGAGACAAACAGGAACATTCTCTTTTGTGAGACAATCTCTACGAGATTTAAGTTTAGTATTGGAAATAGGAGATGTTATTGAGTGGTTTACAGCTTATTGGGAAATAACAAATATTAATGAAAATCAATTAGTAGGTGGACAATATAAGCAACTTGACGGACAACATATTCATTCAGTCGTATGTAGTGCTAACTTGTTAAGACGAAGTAATCTTAACATTGAAGAAGTGAGAAGTATTTAATGGAACGAAGTAAAACTTTACCAAAAAAAGAAGAAGTATTATCAACGAGAGAAAATTTTAATAGAGGGTATGATACCACTCGTAGAGACGACAAAAATAAACTGATATCAGTCGGTTTAATGGATATTGATGCAGCTATAATGCATTACTTCAATGAGGTGATAAAACCAGAAGTAACAGAAAATAATGAAAGAGTAAAAGTTCCTGTATATTATGCAAATCCTGAAAGGTGGAAAAATATTCAAAGAAATGGATATTTAAGAGATGTTAAGGGACAAATGATTACACCTTTAATTATATTTAAAAGAACATCAGTTACAAGAGATACAAATAATGAATTTTTAGCTCGTTCAATTAATCCAGCATCATCTAATTATACATTTATAAAAAAATATACAAAAGAAAATAGATTTACACAGACTTCTACATTGTTTGAAAATGACGAACCATTAGAAGAAGCACACAATGTTGTAATGCCAAGCTATGTAACAGTAAATTATAATTGTATAGCATTTACACCTTACATAGACCAAATGAACGAGATTATAGAAAAAATTAGTTGGTCAAAAAATTCTTATTGGGGAGAACCTAATAAATTTAAATTTAAAGCTGGTATAACAGCATTTACAGATGCATCTGAATTTGAAGATGAAAGAATTATAAAAAATACATTTGATTTAAGTATGAAAGGATATTTAATTCCATATTCATTTGATAATATTGTTAATACTCAAAAAGAATATTCAGATAGAATTGGATTGGAATTAGGAGTTGAATAATGGCCGATAGAACAAAACCAATACCACGAAAAGAACGAATACTAAAAGGTAGAGAACTTAATAGAGGACTACAAAGAGGTAGAGGTTCTGAAACAAACCAACGAAAAGACAATACAAAAAATGTTTCGGTTGGTTTAATGGATGTTGATGCGGCAATTATGTATTATTTCAATGAAGTAATCAAACCAAAAGTAGTTATAAATAAACAAGAAGTTAAAGTTCCTGTTTATTATGCTAATGCGGAAAGATGGAACTCTATACAAAAACAAGGATATGTTCGTGATGTTAAGGGTTCTTTAATCACACCATTAATTGTTTTTAAAAGAACATCTATTGAAGCCGATGAAAGTTTACCAATAGATAAGTTAGATGCAAATGACCCAAAACAATTTTATACTTTTGAAAAGAAATATTCTCAAAGCCAAAGATACGACAGATTTTCAGTTCTTCAAGGTATGTTACCACAAAAAGAATATTATACAACAGCAGTTCCTGACTATATGAAATTAAATTATGAGTGTATTGTTTGGACACCTTATATTGAAGATATGAATGGAATTATTGAACAAATAAACTTTTCAGAAGGAGCATATTGGGGAGAACCAAATAAATTTAAATTTTTATCATCAATAGATTCATTTGAAGATGCAACAGAAATGGGTGATAATGAAAGAATTATAAAAACAAGTTTTAATATGAGTTTTAAAGGGTATTTAGTTCCAGAGTCATTTAATGAATTTTTAAATACACAGAGATATTTTACACCAAAACAAGTAGTAGTGGAAGATGAATCAGGATTAGTAGTATCATCACTATTTTCACCAGATAGTAGAAGTGAAAAGGTTAGTATTTTTTCAATAGGAAAATCATCACTACCTGGTGGATTGGGTGGAGCAACAGATTTTATTAGAGGTTCATCAACGGGTGTAGGAACACAAGCACAAGATTTAGAATTTACAAATACTTTTGGTGGTAGAACTTATTATATAATGAGAGGAAGTGGAGAACCAACATCATCAAGAGATGATAAAGCGGTAATGTCAGTTTCTAATGCCAACTCAACTTATAATTTAAAATCATTTAGAGTAAGTGGTAGTCAATCATCATCTTTATCTGCAAGTAAAGGACAAGTTTACCAACCAACATTAGAAAGTGATAGAAGAATAATGAGTTCATCAGTTCAAGTAAAATTAAATGGATTAGAATTAACATCTGCAAATGACCAAGTTGGATATACGAGTGGATTTGATTATTATGTATCAAGTTCATACAAAGATGTGGTAATACAAAAAAGACAATCAGATAATACAGGATTTACAATAACAAATTCTGATTATGTAACAATTATATTTCAAAGTGAGATGACATAATGGGAAGACAAAGAGAAATAGATAAAAGAACAGGACTAAAAGGTAGAACAAGAGCCTTTATGTTCCCAGTAAGTGAATCATCTTTTTCCGCGGATAGAGTTATGTTCAACGATACTGGAAGTATTAGTTTAGATTACTCTATGGATAATAAAAATGGTTTCCCAGTAGTTGATACTGATATAATACATTTGTCAAGTGGAAACGAAAGATATTACCAACAAAGAGAACATTTTAAGTATTCAGAGAGAGCAACTTCTACTTTATATTATAATGAGTTTCATCCAACAATAGCTGACAATTATCGTATCAGAAATGGGTCATTACGAATATTTATTAATGGTATTGAACAATTCTCTAATACTGACCAAACAGCGTCAGCATCAGCAGATTTTTTTATAGATTCAACACAAAAAAAGATTA